ATCTTGAAGTCAGATTTATAAACGCCTCTCCACTCTTTGCAGAGATAATCAAAGATCATGACAGTTACATCTGTATCACGATCACAGTAGTTATCCATGCGGGGGTGGTATTGCATGAACTCAGCTCCTTTAGGGGAATTGCGTTCAATCAGTCCTAGCTGGATAGCTTCCTCTCGCCAATCAATCTTAGGGAGGCCCATCACCTCGCCAAAGTATCCAACACCATGGCCTTCTCGATCAGGGTTTAGGAACATTGATAGGTAGAAAGTATCAATGAACTGAACATCTTGGCCAAGCATCGTATCCTTACCAACTGTAAATTCAACGCCCATCAAATTTAGGAGAACAAAGATGTCATAGCCTAGGCCGTTGTGGAATACCACCTTTGGGGATTTGTAAGCTTGCAGCCAAGCCTTGAATTTCTCCAATGCCTTTTGGTCTTTGAATGGGTTGATTGTCAACTTCTTGGTTTTGTCGTCCAAGTCAGTAAGGCATAGACTCCAAATCTGAGTAGACTCAAAGACAAAACCATCAGCCTCAAGGTCAAGAGCAAAACCGTTAATCATGTGTCCTCCTAGAAATCAGTTAAATGTGGGTTTGCTGCTAAATAGTCATTCAAGTCATGACACTTACTCTTATCAAACTCGTAGTACCACTTGCCAGCAGGGCCAGTCTTACCACCACGACACTTAGGGAGGTCAACCTCTGTAGTGTTCTTCTCAAGATCATTGTCAGACAGCTTATCACGGTTCAGGACAATGTTGTAGTGTGCAGACTGCACAAAACTACCAGTGCCCAACGCATCATACTCCGTAACCTTACGCATCTTCCCATCAGGGCTTTGTGGTGGCTTTCGTGTATGCAGTACGTTAACAGTGGTCACCCCGTTCTTAGCCATATTACGCTGGAAATTCATGTGGTCTTCAGAATGCTGTTCATTACTACCACGAAGCAAATCTGTAAGAACGTCAATCACAAACAGCTTACTATCATGTTTCTTGAATAGCATCTCAAGCTCGGCTTCCATATCCTTGATACTCCCTGCACGATCATCAATAATGAAGAATCGTGGAGAACCATCTTCCTTGTACGCCAACTCATTCTTGATTCTCTGCCCTTCTTCTGTGCCTAGGAAATCAATAATCTGTTCGCTAGACATCTTCCACATCAAGTTCACTTCCATGTGAATAGAGAGCATTTCAAGCATGTATTGAGCTGCTGTAGCCTCCAAACTAACAATCGTAGGGGTGACAGGGCTGTTGAAAATCCAATTATAAACCATGCGGTTTACGTGTGTTGACTTTCCGCATGAGGTATCTGCAATTACGTTTGCAATGCGTCCCTGAATCATACCACCACCCATCATCTTGCTCATCTCGTGCATGTAGTCTGGGAGGGGGATACGTGGCTTACGAAGCTCATCAGGAATCTCATCTAGTCCGCCAGCAGCACTCTTAACACCCTCTGGGACATAAGGTTTTGCAGCCCAGAAGTCAGAGATAAACTCGGATTCCTTCCCCACCATCTTACCAGTCTCTTTATCCCAGATGTAGGCATTAGGGTCTTTATACCGCATAGTAAGCAAGTGTACACGTCCTTTAGGCAGGACATCTATAATCTTCTGTGTAGCCTCAATACCAGCCTTATCATTGTCCATACAAACAATGATCTTCTTAAACTGATTGAAGAATTCATACTGAGACTGTACTTGCTTGTATGCACCACCCTCGCCAATCGTAGGACTCACTACAGCTACAGGGTCAAAGTTCTTATTCTTCTGGTAGTCAGAGAGCATCTGGAATGCTGCAAGAGCATCATGCTCACCACCAACAATCACTACTGTATGATTCTGTGTCTTGAACTTGAACTGACCAAACAAATCACAATCCTTCCCTGTTTCTCCGTAGGGTGATGTGAAGTCTTTAGGATGCTTCCGTACCTTATACCCAGTGATCGCATACTTCTGTGTGGTTGGGTAGTAAGTCTCGGTAATACTCCCATCGTTCTCGCTGTATTTGTAACGGACACCAAAAGGAATGCTTGTATCTTTACGAATCCCCCGATAGTTCTTTGAATCAATCCCCGTAATCTCTTTAATCTTTTCGTTATCAAACGGCAAACCCATTATATCCTCCCACTCTGTCTCTAGTTTATACGTTTCCGTATCTCCTGTAATCTCTTGGTATTTCTTCATAGCCTTAATGAATCCCACTTTCTCAACAGCTTGGATGAATGCAATAGGATCACCCCCAGCAGAGCACTCCCCATAGCAATAGTAAGAGTTAGTGTCTTCATAAACTTGAAGAGATGGTGTGTACTCATTATGGACAGGGCAGCAACACTTATCTCCAATGAATGCTGCCCCATAGTGCTCAATCACCTCTCGTATGTATGACAATTATTTCTCCTTAATCTGTACATTAATTCCTAACAACTCTTGATTTGCAATCAATGCTTCCCTCTCCACCCAAGAGACGTACATCTTATACTCACCAACCTCAGAATGGCCCCACTCAGGCTTTCCAAGCTGTGTAGGTTGTCCCCAATCACCAAGAGTTGTTAGGTAGTTTAGAATGATGTCTGAAACCTCCTTGTCCACCTCTATCTCATTGTCTGTGTAGATAATTACATTGTTCATGCTCCCTCCACAATAAACTCAATACCAAGAAGCTCTGCGTTATCTTGTAGCAGCTTCCACTCTTCCTCGTTTATACAATCCCCTCCGCTGGTAGTAGAGTATCCAACTTCGCTGTGACCCTGATTAAAACTGTTCAGGAAGTTTTTAATTATCTGAAAGTCTTCTTCAGGAACACCTTTAATCATGTGTGGATAGTTGCCTGTATGGTGAAACAATACAATATTACATTTCATCATAAATCACAGCCTCACCATAAGGAGGAGCAGCATCATTCCCAATGACAATGAATGTTGTAGGGGCAATACCATGATCGGGGATGTAGGTGAAATACAAGTCTGTGAACACAAAGATTTGTGCAGGCTCTTTACGTTCGTTAATCAACCACTCATGCAAGCAAGTGATATCTGTACCACCACCTCCCTCAATTTGATATTGAAGCATCTCTTCAGCGTTATCCTGTGTAAATATTTTGTGACTCATTACCCGTGTATCCCATTGAATAACATCAATAGTGACTTCCTCGAACTCACGTGTAGCACCATATACTTCACTCATTGCATCTGTGATCATCTGTTGAGTGAAAGAGCCTGATACGTCTAGAGCTACAAGGAAGCTTACTTTCTCCCCCGGAGCTTGACCCGGATAATTGAAGCTACCAAGTTTACGACGACGGTTCACTTTAGACCAAGTTTGCTCTTCTTTGTTCTGAGCTTTGATCTTTTCACGTACAAGATCACGCCAGCTAATCTTACCTTCTGTCAGCTCAGCAATCAGTCCACGGAAAGCTTCAGGAACCTCTTTACCGGCAGCTTTAGCAGCGTGTGCAGCAGAGACAGCAGCCTGTTGCCACTTCTTGCTCACAGCTTGCTTTTCTTCCTCTGTCATCTCTTTACCATCAGCTCCATCACCCCACATCTCATGGCTATCAGAGCCACCAGATTCTTGAGACTTCTGGTAATCTTTCATGGCTTGTTCCATATCCTTCTTCAGAAGCTCGTACACTTCATCAGCAGTCATACCTTTGTACTTGTCATCCTTCAAGCCACCCTCAATAAATTTACCAACACCATCTTTTTCAAGAGTGAGGTTGATAACGTAGTCACCAGCCATGTTCCAAAGCATGTGGTTACGGCTACCCTTACGAGGGATGTGGTCGAATACCAAGTGACCAAGCTCATGAGCAAACAAGAATACAAGCTCTTCTGTATCCAGCTTAGCAATGAATTCTGGAGCATAATACATACGCCCTTTACCATCTACACCAGCAGTACCTACAGATGGTTGCTCAATAAGCTTGAGCTGCAAAGCAAGGAAACCATAGAAAGGAGCTTGGCGTTGAAGCTTGATACGAGCAATCTGAAGACGCTCCATTGTAGTGAAATTTGACATAATTAATCCTCCAATTGTCTGCATGTGTTGAGATTGTACATCACGAACGTATGGTTGTCAAGAGGGTATGTCATCCCTAATGGTTAATAGAAAGTTTTTAACAAGATCTATTTCACCCCCCCTGGCGTATATAAGTGCATACTCCTGTTCACTATTGACGTACTGATTATCTCCACCACTCCCTAGAAAACGGAAATTAAACCCTTGGTCGCCTACATTAAATTCCTGTAACTGGTAACACCCTCCAAGCTTGAAAGTAATCTCTGCATCACATTCCATATCAACCTCTCAAAGTTAGTAGAAAGTTTTTAACAGATTCAAATTCTTCTGCCTTCACAACCACAAGAATTATTGATGGCTTTTCAATCTCTGAGCCATACCAGGTGGAGACAACATCAAAGCAAACTACATCTCCAGAGGTATATTCTTTCTTTTGCAATTTGAAATGATATTCATGCTTCCCTATGCTCTTTAGGTTGGTCAGGACGTAATTAGGTTGTTCCATATCATCCTCTTATAGTCTCTAGTAAATTCTGAACCATAATCATCTCATCTTCTGTACAAGAAAGCAAGAATGCTGTTCCTGTTCCTGCATAGCCTCTAAGCATTAAGCAGTCTGACTGGCGACCTACAGAGAAACAGCCCCTTAATAATAGATGTGTGTTGTCAGGCTGCTGTATGATACGACCCCCTCCAATACTCAAATAGTTGTGTTGTCCATGATCTACCTCCATATGGGTGATAAACACTGGTAGTTCAGTCATCTTAAATCCCTCTAATCATTCGTAAGTGGTTGACTAGCTGCACAAGCTCATTCTCTGAGCACATCAACAGAAACCCCTCTTTATCATCTGCTGACTTACAATCTTCAAACCCAAGATAAAAGACCTCATCTTCATAATTATTCCATACATCGTAATACCCAGAAACGGGCCAATTGTCAGGTTCAAATTCTGTTCTAGTTGTATAAGTGTACTCACAATCTTCAACTTTAGGACATATTGGTTTATGTTTAAAGCTCATTTTAATCCTCCAATAAAGAAAGGAGAGGAGGCTTTTATACAATCCCCTCCCTTTCGTTAACGTCTGTTAGTTAATGCCTGTTAGTTAGCGTAAATCAAACGGCTTTGGCCTTCTTGCCCACCAAACACCCAACGAGCAAACTTCTTCTGAATTGCACTGGTAGGGTTGAAGCTAAAGCTGTATGCCTCTCGACCTACAAATCGTGTAATAAAGCTAGCAAGCACCTCAGCATCAAAGTTGTCCTGTACGAAGTGCAGGGTGTTATCTACAGCCTTGGTGAACTTATCATCCATGCAGTAGTTAGTCCCTTCCTTCATTTCTACATGCTTGCGATGTTCGCTCAGGTGAGCCAGAACACCACAAGAGATAAAGAACGCCTCGTGAAGCTCAAACTTCTGTGCTTTAGCCTTACCACTCACAATGTCCTGTGGACGTGGAAGCTTACTACCAACAGCCAGATAACCAGTGAAGTTGGCAGCCGTTGGTGTGCCTACAAAGCTACCTACAATATCCCCCATCAAGTTAATCTGTGTCTCAGTGATAGTGTCAGTACCACGCATTGCTTCATGGATAACATCACTTGCGTATTCCCAAGCACGAGGGCTACGGAAAGCCTTGCTAGTGGTGTACTCCTTCTCATCACTTACACGCAAATCTTGTGGGCTGTTTTCCAAGTGAGCCAGAACAAACGGGTGAATACCTTTCTGATGACCCCACTCCAAGAAGCTCTTAATATCAGCACTAACATCAAAGTGGGCCATGCGGTTAGCAAGTGGTGTTGGCATACGATTGCTTACAGCACCATCACGTTCACGGTTGCCTGCTGCGATAAAGCGAACATTCTCATGCAGCTTCACGTTATCAATTGCACGTTCGTGGAGCATCTGGTATGCAACAGTCTGTACGTTTGTTGGAGCTGCTGGAAGCTCATCAAGGAACATTACGCGAGGCTTCTTGATATCGTCAGAAGCCAAAGGCATTTCTTCAGGCAAAGCCCAGCCCATGCGACCAGCTTCATTCATTTTAGGCAAGCCGTGAATATCAACAGCATCACGCATCAGCAGGCGGAAGTCTTGTAGATCATAGTCCATCTTCTCAACAATGGAGCGAATGAAACCGGATTTACCCTCGCCTGGAGCACCCCAAAGGATTACTGGCTTATCAGCCTTGATGTAGAGAGGGAGAAGAGTCTTGAGTTGGCTAAAAGTGGTCTTGATCATTGGTTGAATCCTCCATTCAGTTTAATTTGTAAGCCTTGTTTTGTTTGGCTTGTGGTCATTCTACAGCGTTTCTAAATCTGGTCAAGCTTTTTCTTCAACTATTTCTACATCGAATCCAAAATCTTTTATGTAGTTGTAAATCTTGTGAGCCAAAGGCCACCCCTCATCATCATAAATTAGCCACAAAATCTCCCACCTATCAAAATCTTCAGTGTAGAAGTTATATCCTAATTCATCCACCCTCCAAGCTGTCAATACTTTGGAGCATAAGGTGTTAAGCACACTAACTACAAACTCCATCTCACCTTGTGTGTCAGAGTTGATATCGAAAAATGGGACAGGCTTGGGCGTCAGCTTGCCTACACAAACCCTAATCATTTGGAATTGTCACAGTGGTTAGGACATAACATACACTAAAAACAACCCAAAAGCAAATACTTTGTAAACCTAACATGATTCATCCTCCTCAAAAATAGCCATCCAAGATTCTACAACTTCTCTTGGAGGGTAGTAGTTTAATGTGTGTGGATGGCTACCTCCAGTATAATTAGGTAGTACTGAGAATCTGCAAGATTTCATCTCAGTAATCTCCTCCCCCTCCACTGTAGCCCAATAACGAGAAAAGCTATGGGCATCTTCAAGGATTGAGAAGAAAACGTAGACGTTGCCTGTCCCTCTTGGTTTACTCCAATCTTTAATACGAATCCTATCTTTCAACACTGACACCTCCATCCCAAAATGGTTAAGTAGATTGAATATGAACAATCTCTACAGTGTACAGGCTTTCAAGCATCTGTACAACATCCCTCACTTGATCTCTATCAAGATAATACTCCAAAGTGTGAGTGATACCACTACCCTTACGAGCTTCAAAATAATCTGACCAGTCAATATCGATGAGAGTAGGGCCAGTAAGGTCAAGGATACCACAGTAACCATACATTGAATTGTAAGTGTTGTCAAACACCTTAGCACTATACTCATCTCGAAAGCTTACATCACCAAAATCTTCATCTGTGATGACTATCGTAATTTTATCAATTGACATCATTCCTTCTCCTCTGTAAACAGTTCTAAATAAGAATCTACTACAATTGGATCAACATAATTCGATAGAGTGTATAGGTACTCATAACTCACTCTACGTTTTCTCATTATACCATTAAAGGTTTTAGATTCGTACAACTGAAATTCCTTACCTGTAACAGTTGATATGTAGTTTATGAATTGCTTTGCAGAGCCTTCAGTTTTGAAGTAAACATCATACCATTTACTTTCAGTAATGCACACTTTCATAATTACCCCCTAAAGAATACGTGGTTATTAATAGCCACTGTACGTTCAAATTCATTAGCCCAACGAGGGAGCTTCTTCAGCTTCTTAGGGGCTAGATAATGTGTTGATCCCATTGTATTGTCTTCCACCTTCCCTGTCAATACACGATGAGAAATAACCAAAGCTTTCTTATATGAACGTAAATCTCTAGGCTCTTTATTGTCTAGCTCATGCACATAAGAAAACTGCCAAGGACGGTGTACAACATCAACCACTGTGTTCTTGAATTTAGAAGATTCTACACGATTCTTGATGACGTTGGCAACAGCTTTCATCCCATCCCAACCTTCCCCTCTTGCTTCGTGATAGACAGCAATAGACATTGTAGAGCATTCTTTTGATTGCCTACAAGAAAGCTCTTCCTGCTTTGCAATAGAAGGTTGTCCTGCTGATGTAACAGCATCAATTACAAATACATCTCGTTTGTATGTAATGGCATCGTAAGCTTGACAAGAAAGAGCTGCTGTTCCTGCAAGCATAATGCATTTACAAATGAATTGGATTGTATCGTACATGGTTAGTCCTCAAAGAATTCAGTTAAGTCTACCTCTTTATTCAGCCAGCCTAGGTAGCCTTCATTATAAGCTTGAGAGTAGTATGAGTCATCATAGTTTACATTGTTTTCTAGGTGTAGAATAAGTACATTATCAAATATAATTTTAAGTTGATTCTCATCAAGACTGTGTACACCTTCTGAGAGTGACCACTCTGCAATGTAACCATTGACGTCTTTCTGACCACGATGACTCATAGCCCTTTCAAATGATGAAAGTACATAATTCTCAAGTAACTTATAAGATTTGTCACAGAAAGTCAAGAATCTATACTCCCCATATCCAGACTGCATCAGAGGAGATTGTGCATTTGATACCTCTAGTACAATAAGTCTTGTTTTAGAATTATTCATTGTTATTCCTCCATTAGTTTTATGAAGTCTTCTATTATTTGTGTAGATACGTATTTTGCAAAGATATAGAGATACCCTTCTGATGTCAATACCTTTAAACGTCTACCTAGAAAGTTAGCAAACTGGTTCAAACCCTGAACGTTGCTAGCAGAGGATGTTTGCGTAAGAAATACCACGCCTATTGCTGTCAGATAATTCTCAAAAGCACAAGCATCACCTTTCTTTTTAAATACAGCTAGAGAGTGTTGCCCCGATGCTACAATAGTTTTAATATCCGACATCCTCATTCCCTCAATTGTTTAATAATATCTTCAGAGTATTGAAACCTAAGCATCTCAAGATTACTAATATAATGCACATCCCCATTAGCTTTCAATTCTACAGTGGCATATAGCACTTTAAAATCTTGGATGTAATCGGGATTGTATTCAACAAGAGCCATTATAGAATTAGTATCACTGTCTGTCAACAAGATTGTTTTCTGCATTTCTAATCTCCCATTAAGGTGATAAAGTCTTCCACTACAGATTGTGGCACTCGGCTAGCATAAGCATACTTATATTCATCGTTAAAGTAACCTTTGTACGCCTTTAAAAAGGAAGGGTAATGTCTTAGTTCAACAATTTCACAACGGTATCTGCTAACTTCACTAATACTTGTTAAGTAGTTTAAGAAAGTTTGTTTATCATCTTCTTCTTTAAATACCACCCATACAAGGTTGTCTTCCGTTGTGTACTCATCAAAATATTTCATACTATTCCTCCATCATGTTTAGGATATTCAGCACATGTTCTAATGTAATAGGATCACTAATCTTCACAAAATAGTCATCATCTCCACGGAAAACGATTCTTCCATCAATAGACAACACATCTAGTTTTGTCTTAGTTCCATTCCAATTTAATGAAGCATAACTATTAGTATCTTTAATTTCCATAATTCTCATACCTCTTAACTAAAGCTTTCGCTACTCTAGGATCAGATTGCTCTACTGCAAGAAGCTTAGCTTGTTCTAACTTCGCTGTCAACCAAGCGTTATGGGCATCTTTACAATTTTCAAAATAACCTAAGAATATTTGCCCTCTATTACCATCACTTATATTTGCTGTATACTCCCCATAGAACTTCTTAACTCCTATTGGAAGATCATTTAATTTACCAGTACCTTCGTTCATGAATGTGTTAGTTCTCTGAGAGACGAAAACACAAGTTTCAGGAGAGTAAACTTTATTACCTTTAACAAGCAAATCCTTGTCTAACTCCTTATTTTTCCAGTCTTTAGTTTCCATCCAAGCTTTGAATTTACTGAATACCAACCATTCTTCACAAACAGAGCAGTCTTTATAAGTTGTTTGGGTATCTTGCCGCTTAGGGCTGTAACACCTACTTATCATTGAAGTCCATCTACTATAGAATGGACAAACTGTCCTGCTCCCGTCTGGATTTACCACGACAGTACACCCTACATCGTTTATCCCTACGCCATGTACAACGCCTTCTACTCTAGCCACAAATATATACTCCAAAACAATTAACGACTAGGGATGGTATCACAAGAATTCTACCTGTCAAGCTTTATTTTTAAACCATTGAAATCTAAAGTATTTTTAAAATCTTGCTGGATACCGGTAAAATCTACTTGACAGATTAAGTTTTCCGTGTAAAATAAGCTTTAAAAGCTTTTGATCTTATATTAAAGAATTATATATACTTAAAGAATTATCTTATATTAAAGAGTTATATCCTATAAGTAATATTATTTAGTAAATATAAGAATTATATTTATTATTCTAGTATTAAAAGATTATCTTGTATTACTTATATTATTATACAGTACCAACTAAGATATAGGAGACAACAAAAGAACAGTGAACCTACCTCGGTCTGTGGAGCGTATGGTTGATTTGTGTGAACTGATTGTAATCCTATCAGATTCCCTTGTCAACCTTCTTCCTATGCTACAGGAGGTAGTTCTGCATTCTTTACAGCTAAGAGCTACCATGGCCTTACCCGAAGGGACATCGTTGATTTTATGATGCTAAAGCAGTACAAACAATCGGTTTCGTTTGATTCTAGAGGTGTGTTTATGCCTCCTTCTCCCTCTGTAGGAGATTTATGTAGATTTTCTTGATTTGGAGCTTGACTGATGGATGTGAGGCAGGTATGATTGGCTCATTGAAAACAAAAGAGGAGATTTGATATGGGTGTTCTAGCTTGTGATCGTCGTGGTTGCGAAAATGTTATGTGTGATCACCTCAGCCAATCGTTCGGATACCTTTGCTACAGCTGTATGCAAGAGTTGAAATCTATTAACGGTACTCTCACTATTCAACAGTTCATGGATAGTCCAGCAATCCTTTATAAGCGCTCCTACGAGTGGGAGAATTATGTAGAGTCTGAATTTAAGTCGCGCTATGAGGAGTGATTTTTAATGGGAGTTAAAGAAGACTGTAACTTATTAGATAGAATTAGTAGGTCAACAGTAGAGCACTTTTATTGCAGACCTTATATGTATTCAAAAGTAACTCAGAATATTATCAAAGGTTTATTTGTTCCCATGCACGAAACTAATGGAGTATTTAAACTAAATAAGAATGATATAAAGATTGTTATAGATATTCTTGAATTAATGGAGGATTAGATGACAAACAACTTAATGCATGAGTGGAGATTTACACTTCCCGTTTCAATGCTAGCTCTGTTTATGACAATTGTAACTGGAGGATTTGATTTCCTTGTATTCTTCTTGGTGTTGTATTATATTGCACACTGTGAGTTTAATAAGGGGAATGTGAATGGCTAATGTTTGGTTTATATCTGATATACACGGTGGACATAATAACATTTGTAAGTATCGTCCCTTTGAATCTGAAGAAGAACACTTTAACGCTATTAAAGAGAACTACCACAAAGTTGTAACTAAACGGGATAAGGTGTTCTTCTTGGGAGATATTGCTTTCACACAAGAACGTCTGGAAGATATTGGTAGTTGGGTGGGTGAACAGAAGGTGTTGGTTTTAGGTAATCATTGCACAGAGCATGTACATATCAGTGAGATTGTAAAGCACTTTGACAGTGTGCACTCGCTGATCAAGTATAAAGAGTTCTGGCTCAGCCATGCTCCTCTACACACACAAGAGCTTCGTGGTAAAATTAACTTGCATGGTCATGTACATGGTAGTACAATTCCAGACAGCAACTACTTCAATTGCTGTTTAGAGAATACTAACTACTCCCCAATCTCTATTCAACAGATTAGAGATAAGATTAAGGAGAAACAAATTGAATAAAGATTACTTGTCTAATCTAACACCAGAACAGCGCCTTGAAATGCGAGAGAAGGCTAAGGCTTCAAAGGCTGCTAAAAAGCTCTTTGCTGAGGATAACTTGAAAACCTCGTGGCAAGATGAGAATCATTGGCGTGAGCTGGCTAGTCGTATTGGGTTTCGATTGCCTACATCATACACTCCTTGTTCAGAAACGAAGCATTTGAAAAGATTGTTAAAGGTGTGTAACATTGATGTTAAGGATTGGGCTGAGATTGAGGGATTTAAGACCCTCAAAGGCTTCAGTGCCTTAAATCCAGAAATACCCAGCTTTGTGCGGTGTGGCCTCGTGCTGGAATACTATTTCGAGGAGACTAGAAGTTGAACATGAGTGATGTGCTTGTAACCCCTATCATT